AAGAAAAGCGCGGTTTTGGCTAAAAAAGGCAATGAAGTAAAGCTTGTTCGTTTTGGTGACCCCAATATGTCGATCAAAAAGTCACAGCCGGGTCGTAGAAGTAACTTTAGGGCACGTCATAACTGTGACACCGCTAAAGATAAGTTTTCAGCTAGATATTGGTCTTGCAAGGCGTGGTAGACATGCGGGTTGAAGAAGTTTTAAACAAGCTTGAAAAGCATGAAGCAGAGTGTGCACTGCGCTATGCTCGCATTGAAGAGCGTCTGGACGATCAAAAAGGCTCTTTGAAAGCACTGGATTTAAAAATCTGGGGCTTGGCTATTTTAATTATTAGCGTTCCTATCTTTAATCGATTGGTGGGGTAGCTTCATGGGCATGTGTGGGTCAAGGGTAAAAACTGGGCCTAAGAAAGGAAAGGTCCGCGTTACTTACATGCGAAAAGGCGGAGAGGCTTCTAGCAAAAGTAAGGGCAGTAAAATTTGTCCTGCGGGAAAAGCATGGGCCAAGCGAACGTTTGATACATATCCGTCGGCGTATGCCAATATGGCGGCCAGCAAATACTGTAAAGACCCCAATTATGCCAAAAAGGCAAAAGGCAAAGCCTAATGGGCGAGCTTAAAAAATGGCTTGATCAGAAATGGGTTCGCATCAATACCGAAGGTGAAATCGTCGGCGAGTGTGGTAGTTCTGAAAATAAAAAAAACCCAGATCGTTGCTTGCCAGAGAAAAAAGCTCGTTCTCTAAGCAAAGAAGAGCGTGCTGCCACTGCGCGTAAAAAGAAACGAGAAGGGTCGAAAGGTAAAACCGTTGTTGCAAACACACCCAAGGCGAAAGTCACCAAGATGAAAGCAGGTGGGGCTGTGAGAGCGGAGATTGCAAGGGGCTGTGGCGCTGTTATGAGCGACCGCAGGAAGAAAACTAAGTATTTGTGAGGTTGATATGTCTCGAGTGAATCTCGGTATGGGTGGCTTCAAGAAAAAAGCTGCGCCGAAAAAGAAAGCAATGAAAAGCAAAGGCAGCGCGCAAGGGGCTAAAATGAAGTCCAAAGGCGGCGCTATGGGCGGCAAGAAAGAAATGATGCCCGGTGGCATGAAGAACGGCGGCGGCGTGAAGCCAAAAGGTATGAAGAACGGCGGCAAGATGGCTACAAAAGGTTACCGAAATGGCGGCAAAGTCAAAAAGAAAGGTAACAAGGTAGGCGGCAAAATCTGATATGCCATACCTACAATCCAACATCCCGCATTTTAAGTGCTGGGTGCGTCGTGAATACACCAAAAACCATGAGGAGTATCACGGCGAGTTTTTGCACGCTATGGCAATTGCTGTGACAACCATGCCGTGCAGGTGTTTGAGCTTTCAATTGATCTTTACAGGGATCGAAGCAGAGGGCGAAGAAGAAGACACCGTTCATGGGGGTGCTATGTGGGCTCGCATGCCGATCACAGCTTTGGTAGGGGACGTCCCGTTGGAGGAGTGGCCAGAACCCATGCCGGTTTGGGCGGCTCAACCTTGGGATTGTAGCTCGCATCATCACTCTGTGTATGTGCTTGATAGAGCTACGCCGTGCCCTTGGTTGGCTAAAATCGACGGAGAAATGTATCCCGCGAAGTATTTGTTTACGGTGGACTACACTGAGAGCGAGATCGCGGACGATCCTGCGCAGCATAAGCAAAGTCATGTTTTGCAGTTGCTAGACGCCGGTTCTTGGACGGGCAACATCGTTGCTTTGCCTAACAACCGAGTACGGGTTACTCACCCGGCATGGTTCGAGACAGGAGAAGGGGCTCCCGATTTCAAGCCTTCTGCGCATATACATTATTCGAAAAGCGATTTAGATTACACGCTTGACGTAAACCAAATTTTTGACAACTTGTACAATGACAACGAGCAATAGCAAAGATTTCGAATTAGATGTCGCTGAGTACGTCGAAGAGGCGTTTGAGCGTTGTGGCCTTGAAGTAAGAACAGGTTACGATCTCAAGACCGCGCGTCGTTCGTTGAATTTGTTATTTGCAGATTGGGCCAATCGAGGCTTGAATCAGTGGACCATTGAGCAAACGTCGATTACTTTGGCATCCGGCGTTCGTGACTACCCCGGCGGTACGATCACGATGACGGTCGGTGCATCTACTAGTTTGACCGTTGGCGAGACGATTACGGGCGGCACCAGTGCGGCGACAGCCACGATCACAAGTAAACCCTCGGCTACCACTTTAGCTTTGACCATTCCTTCGGGCACGTTCCAAGCGGCAGAGACTATTACCGGGGGTACTAGCGGGGCCACTACAACGGTGAGTGCAGCCGTCGATTTGTCGGATGTGCGTAGCACCATCGACATACTTTCTTCTGTTGTTACACGAGATGGGACGGACTTCCAGATCGAGCGTATTAGCCGTTCAAGTTACTTGAACATACCTGATAAAGACCAAACGGGACGTCCAAACCAGTTCTTTTTGGATAGGCAAATTACCCCGATTTTACGGGTGTGGCCCACGCCAGACAAGAACACGGACATTATTAAGTTTGATCGGTTGACCCGTATTGATGACGCGGACACTAATACCAACACGGTGGATGTGCCTTTTAGGTTTTATCCGTGTTTAACTGCCGGGTTGGCGTATTACATTTCTATGAAACGCAATCCGGGCATGATGGCGGTTTTGAAGCAGGTGTACGAAGAAGAAATGCAACGTGCGATGGACGAAGACCGAGATCGTGCATCTCTGCGAATCAGCCCCGGCTATGAGTATTACAGGACGTAGTTATGTCAGGTTTTGCTCGAGGTAAATACGCGTACGGGATTTCAGACCGCTCTGGTGTTCGTTACAAGCTCAACCGCATGAAACGAGAGTGGAACGGGTCTTTGGTCGGGCCGGATGAGTATGAACCTAAACAACCGCAATTGTTTCCAAAACCTCCGGTAGATGACCCTCAAGCTTTGCGTAACGCCCGCCCTGACAGGGTCGAGCCTATGGTGGTCTCTGTGGGGGTGCCAAACGTTCTAGAAAAGACTTTTACGCCGGTTAAAGCATCCACACAGGTTGGTACAGTCACGGTGGTGATCACATGAGTTTTACTTTTGATAGCTTAAAGACAGCGATACAAGATTACCAAGAGACGAGCGAAACGACGTTCGTCAACAATCTGCCTGTATTCATTAAAGAAGCGGAAGAACGGATCTTAAAAAACATAGAGTTACCGGTGTTTCGCAAAAACGTAACAGGCACCGCCGCTGCAGATAACACTTATTTGGCCACACCTACGGACTTTTTAGCGCCGTACAGCTTGGCTGTCATAAGTAGTAGTGAATACGAATATCTACTGTTCAAGCATGTTACTTTCATTCGTAGTTATACGCCCAATCCAGCTACGACCGGCACACCAAAGTATTACGCGTTGTTCGATGACAACACCTTCATACTCGCTCCAACGCCGAGCACGAACTTTACTTTTGAACTTCACTACAAGTTTAGGCCTGCCTCGCTCACTGCGGGGGCTGGGTCCGGCACCACGTGGCTTTCAGAAAACGCCCCGGATGCGTTGTTATACGGTGCTTTGGTTGAGGCTGCTACGTTCCTTAAAACGCCGGAAGAGGCTGCCAGATACGACCAAAGATTTGCCCAAGCGGTGGCGGCACTGAAAGATTTGGGCGAGGGTTATGGCGCTCGTGACGAATACCGTTATGACATTTCAAAAGGTAGGTAAAAGTGTTTGAAACGGTAGAATCTTCGATTGGTCAAGTCACAGTAGCGACGACGCAAAACCGGGGTCACTCTGTGGACTACTGGTCAGAAGAGGCGACCAAACGTATAGTTAGTGTGGGTGGCAAAAGCCACCCTTTGATCGCGCAACAAGCTGAGGCTTTTAAAGAAGCGGTTTCGGGCGTGATATCGTTTTATATGAAAGAAGCAATTAAAAGTGACCGCACGACCTTGATTGCTTTGTTGGAGCAACAAGGCCATCAGGATATGGCAGAAATACTCAGGAGACTGTAATGGCTATCACGACGGCTATGTGTACTAGCTTCAAAAAAGAACTTTTGGAGGCTGTCCACAATTTCAAAAACTCAGGCGGCAGCACTTTTAATCTTGCACTGTACACCAGTTCAGCAAGTTTAGGCGCAGGCACGACCGCGTACACCACTTCTAACGAGGTGTCTGGCACGGGATATACCGCCAAAGGCGCATCACTAACGAGAGTCGATCCCAGCACGTCGGGCACGACGGCGCTCACAGATTTTAGTGACCTAACTTTTAGCAGTAGCTCCATAACGGCGAGAGGCTGTCTTATATTCAACGACAGCGCAAGCGGTGACCCTGCAGTTTGTGCTCTAGACTTTGGTGGCGATAAGACGTCTAGTTCTGGCGATTTTACCGTGCAGTTTCCAACTGCCGACGCGTCGAACGCGATTATTCGTATTGCCTAATATGCAGTGGCTCAACAGTCCCAGCAAACTAAAATGACTCCGACGGAGTATTTGTTGTGGCTGCGGCAGCAACAAGATCCGAGTCATAATCAGTAGGGAATAGAGAGTGGCAAACGTAACGGGTTGGGGCAGAGGCACTTGGGGCCAAGGCGCGTGGAGCGAGCCCATACCCGTAGAGGTGACGGGCGTTTCTGCCACGGGCGCTGTAGGCACCGTCACAGTTACTGGAGATGCTAATGTCACAGTCACCGGCGTCGCAGGCACAGGGGCCGTTGGATCAGTCACGGTATCAGCAGATGCGAACGTCTCTGTTACAGGCGTTGCTGGCACCGGTGCGGTCGGTTCAGTCACGATATCAACAGATGCGAATGTTTCTGTCACTGGTGTCGCAGGCACAGGTAGTGTTGGTTCGGTTTCAGTCACCGGAGACGCAAACGTCTCTGTCACAGGCGTTTCTTCGACGGGAGCGGTCGGCTCCGTCACTATTGTCGAGGGCACGGGCGTCACTTTCTCGGTCACTGGAGTCAGTGGCACAGGTTCTGTCGGAACGGTTACTGTATCCGGCAATGCGGCTGCCGCCGTTACTGGTGTTTCTGCTACCGGATCTGTTGGAACGGTTACAATTGCAGTGGGCATCGTCGCGTCTCCGAGTGGGGTCAGCGGCACGGGCGCAGTGGGAACGGTTACGGCGATTGGTTCAGCAATTGCCACGCCAAGTGGGGTCCAAGCTACGGGCTCTACAGAACAGGTTTTAGTTTGGGGTCCTGTAGATGATGACCAAACCCCAAATTGGAGTAGTATTACGGACAGTCAGACGCCGGGGTGGTCTGCAGTTTCAGACAGTCAAACCCCAGAATGGGAAGAGGTAGCTTAATATGGCAACTTATGTAAACGATTTACGGCTCAAAGAGATCGCCACTGGTGACGAATCAGGTACGTGGGGCGCGAGCACGAATACTAACCTCGAATTAATTGCAGAGGCATTTAGTTTTGGCACAGAAGCAATCACGACTAATGCGGATACTCATACCACTACTATTGCTGATGGTTCTACTGATCCCGGTAGGAGTCTTTTCCTTAAATACACTGGCACACTCGATTCTGCTTGCACC